CTGACCCAATTAAAACACAAAACGTAATTTGGACTTATGCTTAAACTATTAAAAAAATTATTAGGATTTAGTGACTCAGGTGTAGATGGTCTAGGCTTAGAAATAAGAGAGCTTATTAAAGGTAAAGAGATTGACCCACAAAAACTTATTGAAATGCAAACTGCTATAAATAAAATGGAGGCGCAACACAGGACAATCTTTGTGGCTGGATGGCGTCCTTTCATAGGATGGATATGTGGTATAGCTCTTGCATATAACTTTATCATAAGAGACCTGCTTGTTTGGTATGTAGGCGCTGAAACAGCTCCTCCTGCCCTGCAAATGGAACACTTAATAACTGTTCTTGTAGGTATGCTAGGACTGGGTGGTATGAGAACGTTTGAAAAATTAAATAATAAATCTAATTAAATGGCTAAGACAATGTCTGTGCTTCGCTACGAGAAACCAAAAACTCGTAGGCCAGGTGTGCACGCTAAAACTAAAACATCTAAACTTAAATCATCTAAGTATTACCAAAAAAAGTATAGAGGTCAAGGCAGGTAAATAATTTATATCTTTGTATTAATTAAATTTAATCAAATGGATATTCGTAAAATATCAATAGGGCCAAACTATAAATCGGATGCTATGCATTACATAGTAGGTCAAGAGGTGTTAGGTGGTAAATATTTTATACACTTAATTCAATATGTAGAGAGAAGTGATAGTATAAAAATCTGGATACAAAGAGAGGGAGAGATATTACTCTGGAAAGAGTTTAACTCAAATATGCCAGTGTCAATTGAATATAATATAAACTTTTAATGAGGTCACCTTTTTATTTTATTGTAAAGCCTCTTGATGATAAAAGATATACCAATACGAAAGATATCGATGGTATGGATTTTATAACAAGCACATCTGAAGAAAACCACATGGCTTCAAACAGACAAGGTGTGGTTGTAGCTACACCACTTGGTTATGATGGAGAGATAGAAGTGGGAGACTTACTTTTAGTACATCACAATGTTTTTAAGTTTTACAATGACATGAAGGGTAGGCAGAAAAGTGGTAAAAGTTTTTTTAAGGATAATTTGTTTTTTATAGAACACGACCAGTTTTTTATGTACAAGCATAATGACCAGTGGGTTTGTCATGATAGATATTGTTTTGTAAAACCTGTGCCTGTTGAAGAATCATTCATTATGAAGCTTGGAAAAGAAGAGCCACTTATTGGTATTATGAAATACCCAAATAAATATTTATCTTCACAGGGAGTCGAGAGTGGTGATAAAATTTCATTCAAACCAAATAGTGAATATGAATTTACAGTAGACAATGAAAAGTTATACAGAATGTTTGACCATCAAATAACTATGAAACTATGAACTCTGAAGAATTAAAAAGAGAAATTATACACGCAGGTCGTAGAGCTGTTGAGCAGCTAATAAAGGTAGCTAAAGAAGATATTATAAAGCCCGACCCTGATGATGAACTGGCAGCAGATAGATTAAAGAACGCAGCAGCAACTAAAAAGCTTGCTATATTTGATGCGTTTGAGATTCTAAATAAAATAGATTCAGAGGAAGAGGAAATTAACTCAGTTGGTAAGGTAGATAAAACAAACACAAAACAAGGGTTTGCAGAACGAAGGTCAAAATAAATTATATCACGTAATAAAAGATTACATTCCTAAGTCTGTTCTGACTACAAAGAATAGAGCTAAGACGTGGTTGTACGGATACAATGAAAAGTATGATATTGTAGTTGTGTCTAAAAACGGTACGATAGGTCAAATAATAAACATTAACGGCTTAGCCATTGCTTTTCCAAAAGAGCCAAAGGAAATGTTTAAACGTTCTGAGAAAAAAGAAGAACAGTATTGGGAAAGAGAAGAGTTGCCTAAAGATTTATCTAGGATTAATTCTATATTTCAATGGAATGACAGGCCTTCTGTTTTTAAAAATAAATGGGTTGATTATATAGAAGAAGAGTTTGATAGAAGAGAGTTGGGTTTTTGGTTTTACAATAATGGAAAACCAACATATATTACAGGCTCTCATTATATGTATCTGCAGTGGACAAGTATTGATGTAGGGTATCCAGATTTTAGAGAAGCTAATAGAATATTCTTTTTGTATTGGGAGGCGTGTAAAGCAGATAATAGATGTTTTGGGATGGATTATTTAAAGATAAGACGTTCGGGGTTTTCTTTTATGGGGTCATCTGAGTGTGTTAATACAGGAACGCTAGCTAGAGATTCTAGGGTTGGTATATTATCTAAAACTGGTTCGGATGCAAAAAAAATGTTTACAGATAAAGTTGTGCCTATAGCAAACAGACTTCCGTTCTTTTTTAAACCTATACAAGATGGTATGGATAAGCCGAAAACAGAACTAGCATTTAGAATACCTGCGTCTAAGATTACTAAAAAGAATATGCACGAGGTAATGAATGAGGAGCTTACAGGTCTTGACACTACGATTGACTGGAAGAACACAGATGATAACTCTTATGATGGTGAGAAGCTATTACTTTTAGTACACGATGAATCAGGTAAATGGTTAAAGCCAAACGACATTCAAAACAACTGGCGTGTAACTAAGACTTGTTTAAGGTTGGGTAGTAAGATAATAGGTAAGTGTATGATGGGGTCTACTTCAAATGCGCTTAGCAAAGGGGGTGAGAATTTCAAGCGTTTGTTTGAGGATTCAGATTTAAAAACTCGTAATGCGAATGGTCAGACTAAATCAGGACTGTATAATCTTTTTATTCCAATGGAATGGAACATGGAAGGATTTATTGACAGATACGGTATGCCTGTCTTTAGAAGACCAGAGAAAAAAATTAGAGGTGTGGATGATGAGTGGATAACAAATGGAGCGATTGACTATTGGGAAGCAGAGGTCGATTCATTAAAAAAAGACGCTGATGCCCTAAATGAATTTTACAGACAGTTTCCTAGAACAGAGTCACACGCATTTAGAGACGAGAGTAAATCATCGCTATTTAATCTAACCAAGATATATCAACAGATAGATTATAATGATTCTTTGATTATGGAACATCACATGACAAGAGGTAGATTTTATTGGAAGGATGGTGTAAAAGATTCTGAAGTTATTTGGACTCCAGATTCTAGAGGAAGATTTAAAGTATCGTGGATTCCTAACAAAGGGCTAACTAATAAAAAGATTCAAAAGCATGGAGTGTACTTTCCTCTTAATGAACATATAGGAGCATTTGGGTGTGACTCGTATGATATATCTGGAACAGTAGGAGGAGGAGGTTCTAATGGAGCTCTGCATGGTTTGACTAAGTATAATATGGAAGAAGCTCCGAGCAATGAGTTTTTCTTGGAGTATGTAGCTAGACCTCAGACGGCGGAAATATTTTTTGAAGAAGTATTAATGGCTTGTATATTTTATGGGATGCCTATTCTTGTTGAGAACAATAAACCTAGATTATTGTATCATTTTAAAAACAGAGGGTATAGAGGTTTTAGCATGAACAGACCTGACAAGCATTACAACAAATTATCAAAAACAGAAAAAGAGCTTGGTGGTATACCGAACACTTCTGAAGATGTAAAACAATCACACGCAGCAGCTATAGAATCATATATAGAAAAACACGTGGGTATAGATTTAGATGGTCATAGTAGGCCTGGAGATGAAATGGGAAGTATGTATTTTACAAGAACTTTAGAAGATTGGGCAAGGTTTGATATTAGTGCTAGAACTAAATTTGATGCCAGTATTAGTTCAGGTCTTGCAATTATGGCAAATCAAAAGAATGTATATCTTCCAGAGAAAAAACAATCAAAAATAAGTCTTAACTTTGCACAATATAATAATAAAGGAACATTAAGTGAATTAATTAGATGAAAGAGGTAAACATAAACATTTCATCTGTAGGATTCCCTAGTCAGTTTGTATCTGATGCTGAGAAAGCAACCGATGAGTTTGGATTACAAATAGGGCAGGCTATTCAATATGAATGGTTTCGTAAAGATTCTAACGGATGTAGATACTATAGTCAGTGGAGGGACTTTAACAGATTACGCCTATATGCAAGAGGTGAACAATCCATAGCAAAGTATAAA